GTTGTCTAAGTAGGTTGTGTGGATATAGGTTACTCCCTCTTTAGTCCCATTAAATCCATCTGGTATTCCTCTATTTTGGAAGAACCTTTGGTATATCCAATGTTCTTTTGTAGTAGGGTTTAGAATCAATATACATCTATTCTTGGCAACCTTACTTCTAATGGAGTAGTCAATCTTATCAAAGCCAGTCTCATCGTTTAGCTCTTCAGCCTCATCCAATACAAAAGTATTTACCCCTTGAATTGATTTCAGCTTTGCAGTCTGGTCTCCACTTGCAGTTTTAATCCCACTAAAGTATATTGAACTATTGGTTAGCTTGTTGGTAATCTCAGTCTTTGTGATGGTAAAGAATTCAGCTATCCCCATCAGTTCTATCTTCTCCATAAACTCAGGTATAATACTCATAGAGGCACTACTCATTGTATAACGAGTAAATAGTGTCTTTGTATTCTGTTCGTACGTTAGAAGTACTAAAAATGTATTTACAGCAAATGATTTACCAGAACCTCGACCTCCAGTAATTACAAAGTATCTACTATCACTATTGAATAGCGTTTGGTATCTAGGGTTTAAATCTATCTTGTTCCCCATAAATCATTCTCGGTTAAATATTCTGGACTATAACAAGGAAGGTAGTCTCCTTGTATTGTGTGGTGAAATAATACTCCTTCTTTATTCTCCATTGTTATCGAATTTATAGTTATTAAAACAATCCTTCCATTTGCCACTAAGACTAAACCGAATAGACTGTAAATCTCCAGTATTCTTAAACACAAAGAACCCATTATAATAAGTAGAGTAGACTGCGAAGTAATCTACTAATGAGGTTAGGTACTCTTGTTTGTTGTTTTGAATATTAGTTTTAATATTGCTATCACCTTCTAATGGGGCTTTACCAGTTGACTTAATCTGGACTTTATATAATTTGCTATGGGTGTCGACTATGCAATCATAGGGACTTGAATCCAATAATGGTTTGCTAACTGAAAACCCTCTCTTTATACATTCGGCAAAGAACAAGGTTTCCCCATAACATCCTATATAATTACTATCAGTCAAATTTGCTTTTATTTACTTTTCGGTTATAATAGTACCCTAGTATTGGATTGACGTAATGATTCCAGAAATCATCTGGGAATTTACTACTATCATTTATCCTCATCTGTTTTTTTGATTTCTTCATGGTCAATATCTATTGTTTTAGGTTTAGCAAAATCCACAACTGGGATATTCACATTAGTATTTACATTTATATCCTGTTGCTCTTTTGGTTTACCATAACGGTATTCCCACAACATCTTAGTGTAGTTGAAGTTCCCTTCAGAGGCTTTCTTGGCAATATGAACCCAGGCTTTTTCCTCACTACCAAACGCTTTGTTTAGTGCCTTGAGAGTTAAAGCATTTGTCTCTTTCTCTTTAATCTTAGGAGGTCTCCCTTGCCCTCTATAAACACCTTTGACAGCACCATTATTTTTCCTGCCATCTACTTTATTTGGTTTGTCTTTTTCCTCCATACTATTGTATAATATATCCATTACTGCTATAGTAATCCTCTCTTTTCCTGTATTTATCCTGTAGCTTCTTATAATTGTTGTTAAGTAAGCTATTTGATTCAACAAGGTCTCTGTGGATTAAGGTTAAGGTATCATACCTTTGTTTGAGCTTATTCAAATCATCAAGCAACATATAATATTGCTCAGACTCTTCCACCACTTTATTTAGCTCTTCAAGATTGGTATTATACGTTCTATCTAGTGCCTCATTAAATCTACTGTTTACTGATAAATAATCAGACCTTGTAGAATAGTCATACTCCATAATGCCCTCTAAGTTATTTATAGAGTGAAGCACAGTTGCGTGGTTCTTGCTAAATGTATCTGCAATATTCTGGTAAGTCATACTAGTATTATCTCTAAGCAACTTATAAAACATACTCCTTGCAACTATATATTCCCTTAGCCTAGTTGGCTTACTAATATCTATATTGTAATATTCAGAAACTATTTTTTTGGCTAGTTTTTTGAATCCCTTTCTTCTTTGTATTATATCTATCATTCTATTTTTGGTTTTTTAAAGTCAGCGTATGCTTCTACTATACCCTGGCAACATTCATAATATTCTATATCTTTGTAATAATTCAAGAGATGTCTAATCTCATCATCACTAAGTATTCCCAATGACAATGAGGCATAAATATCTCTATAACATTCTTCTTTACTAGAGTACATCGTATAAATAAAATTCTTCCACTCGTTTCTTTTTATCTATAAAGAAGTCTCTATATATCTGGAGAGCTTCCTCAGTTTTATACCTACCTCTTTCGTAGAACTCCTTACTGCATTCAAACATCCCTATCAAATAAGTCTCCTTTTCAATTACAGCAAAAGTGAAGTCCTTATAACTAATTCCAAATAATTCACAATAAATATAACATTGAACATCATATCCGAAATTATTAGCACTCCACTTAAATTTCTGAAGCCCACCTTTACCAGTAGTCTTTAAATCTACAATAAAATTGCCTCCTAATATATCAGCCTTAGCTCTAAATGGAATCCCATCAATCTCCCCTACAGCAGGTACTTCAGTGCGAGTTCCATTAAGATAGTGAGATGTCTTTGAATTCATAAGAAACACATTAGCCATCTGTTCAGCATTATATTTCTCCTTCTCAGTAAATGCTTGACCATGCTCCTCAACAGCTAATTTATAAGCCTTAGAGTTTTTACTCTGGACATCAACGAAGTGAAGTTTATCATACTTCTCGGGTTCTAATAATTTACAATGAACTAGCCATCCATCCCTTAAAGCTTGATTATCACTATTCGAACTCCCACCTAAACTATTTTTATAGGCAAGTGGTGATTCAAGGAGCTTCTTACAAGCTGAGCTAGACAAGGCATTCTGCCCAAGATAATTATAGTAAAACTTGTCGTCAACCATCTGGGATAGGATTTCTTGCCTATTCCAAAATACACCATCAAGTGTCATTATTGTATTTTCCATTATGCCAAGATAGTTTTAATGATTATACGCTTTACTGTCTCTGGTACTTTAGGGTCTACGAGCTCCTCTCGCATCTCCTCTAGTAGAGTTAGTCTGCTATAGAATTCTATTGCTGACTCTTCGTGGTTTAGTTTCTCAAACATTTCTTTTGTTTTCCCCATAATTGTAATTTATTAGTGTTAATAATTGTTTAATTGCCCATTCGATTCCTTGTAATACGAATAGAAATGGACTGGTTAATACCGTAACAATACCTTCAAATAAGAAGAGTAATCCAAGTAGGAAAAAAACAAGGATAAGTTGGGGAAACCTAAATAGTAACTTAATTACCTTCATACTATATATCTATTGTTTGGAACAAATATATATAATAAAATGTTAATAAACTAGAATAAATCTAATTATTTTTTCGGAGTGAAGTTATCTTTCCAGATTGTTTGGCAAACTGAGTAACGTTGTTCTCTATCAGAGTACTCCTCTCCCATCTTAGCATTCCCCATACATCTGCGGATAAAATCTTTATTTGTCTCGTACTTCTTCGGTTTTAATAGTGGCATCTTCTTTTGGTTTTAATTGTTCTTCTATTTTTTCTATTCTATACAGTGCAACCGCTAATGCCTTTTGCGTTAGCTTTAAGTCGTTCTGCATCTTAATTAGTTTTACTTCTTTCATATAATTATTTTATAAAACAAACCCAATGAGTTTGCATTTTCTTTCCACTTTTATGTCCGTATAGTGGCTTCTTATCTGTTAATTCTAATATATCTTTTATTGGAAACTGAACCTCACACCATTTAAAAACTAATGTTCCATTAGGCTTTAGTACTCTAAAACATTCGGCAAAACCCTTTCTAATCATTTCCCTCCAATCTCCCTCTAAATTGCCATAACGTTTAGTTATTTCCCCTAGCTTATTTCTTTTTATATGGGGTGGGTCAAATACAATATGCCAAAATGATTCGTCAGGCTGCTGAATGTTTGTGAAATCTCCAATAATATCAGGAGATATAACCATCTCTTTTTTACCTGAAGGATATTTGTTTGAGTGGGTTTCACATCTCTTGTCTAAATACAAAGCTCTATTGTCGTTTTTATCAAACCACATTCCTTTAGCCCCACAGCAAACATCTAATACTTCTTTCATTTCTGTTGCTTTATTTTCTCAAGGTATAGTATAAAATCCATAGCTTCCTCTTGAGCGTGGTTTATCCAACTATAGAATTCATCAGGACTATCATAAAGAGTAGTACCGTA